CATGAACATGCATCTCCGTGACTACTTCAAAGGCAGAAGGCGCGCAATGGAGTCCACCCCCTACAACGTCCCACCCCCCCAACGTCATTTGCTTGCCCCTTTAGGTATGGAACTCCCACAACCGGATGCTCCTGAAATCCAGCACGCTTTGCACAAGTCAATTGAAGAGCATCAGCTTCGTGGTATGCGACGCCTTCTACCTCCAGATGACTACACCCTAATCTCGACCAAGGACACTAAGGTTTCTTTGTTGCCCCGGCCCGGTTCTCACCAGAATCCACTGTATGAGGCTAAGGACCCTTCTCGCTACCCGGGCAATGCCGTGACCTCCACCGACCTAACACGCCATAAGACGATTTTCATGCACGACATCAGTTCTGTTGTGCATGCCAACGAGTTGGCACAGCGGTTGTCTGACGAGAATCCGGAAGCTCAACTTTTCGTCACTGGAGTCAACCCAGTTGAGGCGCTTGACAAATGTCGCTCTTTTGAGCCCCATCCCACTCAATTGAGTATGATTTCAACACCATGCACTGGATCATGCCCGGGAGCGAGTCCGAGAGCTATTCCCAGCCCACCGACGTCACCGTCTCCTGGCATCGCCAATCCTCTGTCACCGTTCGCAACGGCACCGTGTACCATGTGGTTCTGCTGGACTACAAGCTGGGCCACTGCTTGTGGCACATCTTCTGCGGTGACGTCTTGGAGCAGGACTCTCGCATCTACTCCACCGGATCCATGGTACGCCTGCCTGCAGCTTTGTCCGGCACGCTCACAGATGAATATGTCCCGTCAAACTTAATTGTCAACGCCCTTGATTTCGTTAGCAGAACCCCAGACTTTTCGACTAGGAATCTTGCTGCCAAAGTCACCCAGTTGGCCAATGGAATCAACCCAAAAACCACTTCGAGGGAACGTTGGATTGTCAGGCACATCATGAGTCAACTCGCGCCCAGCAAGACCGCCGGATGGTGGATATCCACTGCCTTTTGGAAACTGTTATACGCACTTAGTTTCCAGTGGCAAATGTTCAAGCCGCTACCTGACATTTATGACTACTTGGACGAACGCAAACGCACCCGAATCATTCACCCCACTCCCGGCGGCGGCTGGTCAAAGTCAAGCCTCCCCAGCTACCGTCGCCGCGCGATACCTAACTACCCTTCAATGCTCCAAAGGCTCTGTGTTACAACCGCCAGCGCGTTCACGTTCCTGCTTCCGAAGATTGCGCTCGGTGATGCTTTGGCTCATATCATCTGGTACACCGACTGGTTCCATTGGGCGCACAAATTGTTTCAGTGGGCTGACATACGTCCGCTGCGAGCCATGCTAACAGTGTCGATAATTGTAGTGACTGCTATCCTCCCGGGTCACGTTGTGAAAGGGTTCTCCCGACTTTCCGGCCACTTCTGGAGACAGTTATGGATGCCAGGCTATTTCGCCGAGATGTACGAAGTGTTTGTTACAGAACTCTGCGGCGCCCCAGGATCCCGTTGGCTGAATCGACTCCCTGGCAGAGGCTTCTTCTTCCAGGCCATGCTCTGGGCAATCGCTGTGCACTCCATCCTCCCAGGTCTCCTGGGAGCCTGGGTGCAGCCCTGGGTCGGCTTCTTCATGGTGTCAGAGATGGCCCTTAACACCGTCTGGTGGCCGTTTATGGCAACTTGGATGGTGCTCATCTTTGTTGAGAACCTCATAGCTTACCTCCCGTCTGTGCGCCGCCGTGTCCACTACCAGCCCTTCCAAGGCTTCCTCACCGCAAGTCCTTTGGCGGCTTTCTTCTGGGTGCTCGTATATCCAGCTCGGAACTTGGATTTCATCCTCAATGTCGGACTCAGACAGGTGTACAATCGGATCTTGGCTGCCTTCCACCATGTCAACTCCTCAGGCAATTGCCCGCGAACTCCTGTTTGCCAAGCTCTACCTGCCACACCCACTCCGCCAATTCGAAGACGTAATGTGGACATTCCGCTCCCTTCGGTAACACTGCTGCCCGCTGCTGTCCCCACGGCCCCCATTGGAATAGCGCTGGCTGTCGACCCGTCCGGCATGAACTACCCAGACTGGCTGGCCGCAGTCACGACTGCCTACAACCAGAATCCTAACGCTTACCCTGCGCTCACCGCTGGGTTATCATGTTTCTGGGACGTCCTTTCCAATTATGGCGGCACAGCTCACATGTGGTATTCGTGGTACATGGCCCGGTTTGGGAAGACTCCTGCACCAGGAGACCCTGTCGGGCCCATGACCATTCCTGAAATGCAGATGTTTGCCGCAGCTTCCAGGTTCGGCCTTGAGTTGATTGGCCTTGTCAACAACGTGACTGCCGCTCAAGGCGGAGGGTGGCCCACTGCCCATCTGCAGATTAGCCGCTCTGTACTAGGTGGCTACTTGCATGCGACAATGGCACCACCCACGCCCAACGCCATCCCAATTGCCAACCTCGCCAGGGTTCTTGCCACTGCCAATTTCATCAACCCCGCCTGGCGCGTGGACTTTGTGAACAAGTACAACCTCGCTGCTGTTAACGACAACCCGGTTCCCAATGCCCTGCTCACCGCTATTGCCAATCAGAACCCCATGCCGACTAGCATGTCTGAAGTGGGCGATGCTATAGTGGCCAGCTTCTCTGCCGTCCCAATTGACCCGACTGACCAGGCAGGCTTTGCCTTTGACTTCGCACGAGCTTACACCGCACCATGGCCCGATCTCATCGACTACTGCTTGCCAGTCAGCAATCAACCTGTGGCAGGAAGTTCCCCCGCCAAAAATTGGCAAAACTTCAGGCACCTTGGCCGGAAGGTCAACCGGTGGTTTAAACTTAGGTCCGACATTGAGTTCCCACAGGCAAATGCCGACGCCCCTGTGGGCGCCAATCCCACACCGAGGCAAGCCAGAGACAATCGTCGCCAGCACAACCAGGTGCCACAAGTCCCACAGTGGCTGCAGTTGAGGAATGCCCTTGCGGAACAAGTCAAGGACTACATGGGCTTTTCGTTACCATCTGTACCGCTGCGCCAGGAGACTGTGACTTTCACTGCTGATGTCGGTCGCGCCTCTAGGTTGATATCAGACCTTAAGGCCCACCCATCCGTACTTGAGTCTCGTGCAGACCGCAGTGCACTCATGTCTGCCGACGCCGTCATCGACACCTTCCGTAACGCTGGGCGTACCGTTGAAGTACGCTGCGAGATGTTCTTTGGTTGCGCAGGATCCGGGAAAACCACTGCCACCGCCAAATACCTGAAGTCACTCAGCCCCGATGATCGCGCCAATGTTCGCGTCGTGAGCCACACCGAATCCCTACGCGCCAAAGCAAAGCAAGACCTCGATTTCCCAGAGATGAGGGGTTCTAATTTCCCCACCATTGGCGCCATTCTCACCGAGCCATCCTGCGGAACAATTGTGCTTGATGACGCTGGAAAAATGTGGGGTGGCCTGATCGACCTCATCGTCCTGACCAATCCACTTGTGGACACTGTGGTGGTCAATGGAGACCCACTCCAAGGCCTCTCAAACTTCCCGGTTCGGGGCACCCAATCAGAGCGTGACCCTACTGCCATCGAGTCTGTCGCCCACCTGTCTACCACATACGCTACCGAAACTTTTCGACTGTTCGGTCTAATGCGTTCTCTGTTTGGCCTCTACGGCACGAACCCGGCCCTGGGCCACGTCACTCACACCGTAGGACCCAAGTACGGCATCCCGGTGTGCACAGCTTCCCCAAGGTATGTGGGCGTGTTACAAGGAGCCGGCCGTGAGGCCTACACCTACGAATCTGCACAGGGCGAGGACTTCAAGACTGACGTTGAGCTGGACATGACAGGGTTAGAGGGTGCTGTCTTAGATCGGAGCGCCTATGTTGCACTCACACGCTCCAAAGCTGGAGTGTATCTACGGTTAGACGCAGCCAATCCGGACTCCCCAGTCAAACAGCCCCCCACTGGCAGCGACATCATGAATGCCCTCGTCTACGCCATGCGCGCTGGTAACACTTCAACCTTGACTCAACCTTGCCCACTGGTGCGTGCCTGCTTTTTCCAACATATGCATAGGTGCATGCCAGGCCTCCCGTGGTTTGCCAGTGTTGGCGCGAGCGTTCCCGCCAGTGCCTTCCAGTCCGTCATCCCTGTTGCTGAGTTCACCGTTATTGACGAGGGATCCGTATCCGATCCTGGTCCAGTCGAGGACGTGCCGTGTGCTTCTGGCGCCATTGAGAACCTGGTCGAAGAAACTCACTTCATAGCTAAGGAATTTCGTGAGCTTCCGTTCCAAGGCTGCCAGACTGACCAGTTTAAAGAAACCGCCTTTGTCAACCCTCACGTCCACAAGCGGAATGACACACCTACATACAAGCTGTCCGTCGATAAGAGGCTAACGCCCTCTAGCTACGAGGAGAACAAGGTGCGTTTTGAATCCAACAAGCGCACCGACATGTGTCAGGAGTTTGACAAACTGGTCCCACACCCACCGCAGTGGTCTGCATCTAAACATGCGCAGTACATTGACGAAAGCATCAACGACTACTGCTCCACTCGAACCAGCGAAACCGTCATGGCCAAGCTCAAGTCTCATGACCCGCTACGCACCGGTGCCGACATTAAAATGGCTCTAAAGAACCAGGTAATCAAGAAGGACGAGAAGAGGCACAAGAAAGAGGCAATTCCCGGACAGCTCATTCATGAGTACGACATTGCACAAACTCTGCTTGATGCTGCCTACGTGGCCTTCTTCGAACAGGAACTCATTGACGCCTTCCCTGACACTTTCCTGTTCTACCGACGCATGAACCCGGACCAGTTCAAGTCAGCATACAAGCGCCGGTGGCGGGTCCTCAATGGCGTGTACTCTTCTGATGTAACTCGATGGGACGTCGGTTGTGACGGTGCCATGCTCAATTTCGACGTCCACATCATGCGCCGCTGCGGGTTCCCCGAGCATTACGTCCTGGACTACATAGAGCGCCGTCTGGCCTCAAGGTCGCAGCACGGCACAATGGCAACCATGCAGAACTCCGGCGACCGATACACTTGGTGCCTTAATTCTCTACGCCGGGCGGTGGTCACCTCAATTGTCTGCCAGCTCCAGCCTCAGGATACCGCCGCCATAAACGGTGATGATGCCGCCGTCGACCGCCAACTCACGGCATTGACCTTCCCCGATTCTCCCTGGGAGTTCAAAGACAATAATGGGCTGTACGGTGAGTTCAGCGGATTTGAGCTTGGCGGGCATGAACCTGAGTACTCCGCTTCTGGCTTGTACTATCGCAGCCTCATTCTGCAGTCCCGCGACCCTTCTGCCAAGGACAAGTGGGTGAACTACCTCGATTTACTGTCCCACGCTTCGCCAGACGACTTCCACTCGAATGCCGTTGCCAGCCTAGCCAAGAAGTATCTGCCCACCGAGATGCTTCTCCGCTTCTTGCCCAAACATTTCCTACCCATCTTGCC